AAGATGAGAATATTAATCGATTCACAAAACTTCTTATAAATAAATTGTTAAAACTTGAGGTGAATATATGAAATCAGAAAAAATAGACATCAGTAACGATCCAAAAAACGGCTCTGTCAAAGACATCCTTGCTGGAATTGTTAATCAGCCGCCTAAGAACGCTATACTGTTGGACAAGAGTTTATTACCTTCCAAAGGAATGTTCTATCCTGACAAGATTTATGTGAAGAAACTCTCCACAATCAATATTAAGAAGCTCGCCACCATCACAGAGCAGAATTCGAACTTCGTTATCAATAATATCCTTAAGACTTCCATCTGGGACGGTAATGGATTCGACTATACAAAGATTCTCGTAGCGGATAAAATCTGGCTTATTTTCTTCCTTCGTTCTTATACCTACAATGATATTCCTTTTAAAGTCCGTTATGAATGTAAGAACTGCGGTACAATCGCCCATTATGATTTTGTGCTCAAGAATCTTTCTGTTTCCTATTATGAAAAGCCTCTGCCGGAATATTTTGAAATCAACGGCGACCAAGTTTCTATCGAATATCCGACTATCAATACCGAAATGGCAGTAGAAAAGATTAAGAATGATCCTAATACGCTTCTCGACATTGACCCGGGTCTTCTTGACTTCTCCAGTTACATTACAAAGATTAACGGCCGCGAAGTAACATTGCTTACCGCATACGAATATGTCAGCGAACTTGACGGCATGTCGTTTACGAAGTTTACTAACCTCGTCAGCGACTACATGTTTATCGCTACTCCTTACGGAAAGTTCAAGTGTTCTCATTGCGATGAAGAAATCGAAATTCCTATTCCGTTCTCTCCGTCGTTCTTCTTGCCGAAAATCTAGTATTTATTCGGATTTTGAAACAGACCGCCCGCACAAGGCGGTCTTTTTTATAAATAATGTATGACGTTTAAACAATACATGTGTGAAGAAGTCGACAAGACTACGGACGAGATGTCAAGAAATACGATTGTCCGCCCTGCCGACAAAGATGAAACGGTTGACGACGTCCTAGCGTCAGCCAATCCTGCCGTATGGACAGCAAGGATTATCAGAGATAAAAAATATCTCTTCTATAATTCCAAATATGTCGACGTTACAAAACTCGTCGAAGAAATCAACCGTGTCTATACAGAAAAGGGTTATACGGGTTACGGGTTCTCCAAGCTCGACGAATCCGATATTGTAAGATATACAAGGACGAAGAATGTCCTCATGAAATGCTTTTCTGAAAGTATTACCGAAGAACTGGATCCTTCCCACGTTGCCGACGTCATGTTTGCAAACGAAATGAAAGATTTTGACTGGAAACCTGAGGAATACTGATATGTACGAAACTAACAAACTACTTCTTATCAAGCCTCTTGTCGACGAACGCATTATTAACGAAACACTGACAAGAATCGGCATCGTCGATAAGGTCAACAAGATTATTTACCAGTCGTGCCACCTTTATAAGAATTTCGATTCTTTCTATCTGGCTCATTTCAAGCAGCTCTTTACCATGGGTACGAGCAAAACCGGTTATCACGGCTTCGGCAATGTATCTCTGGAAGATATTCAGCGTAGGAATTCTATAGCTTTCCTGCTTGCTAGCTGGAATATGATTAAGATTATGCATCCCGAAGACATCGAACCGCATAATACAAGAATCGACATCGTTTCATATAAGGACGCGAAGGAATATAAGAAAGTAAAGAAATTTAATATAAATAACCTAGCCTAAGAAAAATATGTTTATCAAACTCGGTGAAAAATACAAGAAGTTCGAAGGCTTCTCTAAAAAACTTGCAGATACATTACATGTAGTTTTCGATAATTGCGAAATCAAGTGCTCTGACGACCATAAGCTTACATTGCCCGACGGTAGAGAGATTGAGGCATGCAAGTTGAAACCGGGAGACCTGGTAAAGAATACTCAGTTCGGTGAAAGTACGGTTATTTCTGTAGAGGAAACCGGAAAACGAACAGTATATACTCCTGTAAATGTTGACGGCGGACTCTATTCGACAAATAACGGGCTTATAAATCATAACTGCTCGTTCATCGGTTCTTCTCCGACGCTTATTTCATCTGAATGTCTCGAAAAACTGATGGAATCAGAACCTATCGAAACATTATTTGAAGACCTTAGTCTTGAAATTTATGCAAAGCCGAAACCAGGCGCTTTATATGTCATGGGAGTCGACTGTTGTTCAGGTGTCGGCGGTGACTATGCATGCGTACAGGTTATCGAAATCCGTGCTAAAAACGATATGGAACAGGTTGCAATCTATCGTTCGAATACCGTCAAGCCTGGAGAATTCTCGAGAAAAATCGACTTTATTTCCAAGATGTACAATAACGCCTATTACATCCTTGAAAATAACGATGTCGGTAAACAGGTAGCTGAAGAACTTTGGTATACGCTCGAGAATACGAATATGATTAATACTGAAAAAGCCGGTCACGGCCTCGGTACCAAGGCAGACAAGCGTTCCAAGCTTGATGCATGTATGGAATTACAGAGAGTTATGGATGCTGGATTCCTTAAAGTTCATAATGCCGTTACTATTAAGGAATTATCGACATTCGAAGAACAGAATACGCCTAACGTCTTCAAAGCTGTTAAGGGTTGTCATGACGATACTGTGTCCGCGCTTTACTGGGCAGTCTATGCAACCATGCAGCCGGAAATCGATATGGAAAATATCAGACATGTCGAGGATAAGAAAGAACAAGACGAAATGACTATAGACATGATGGCTGACGCGGGCGAATATAACGAAGATTTCTGGGCGGACTTTAAATGATTAGCTTATATGACGATTGTTTGAAACCCTTATTTTCGACACTCGAATCGAATACAGACCAGTTATCCAGCATTACTGCAATGACTGATGGACTGAACGAGTGGTTACTCATGTATTTTACAAAAGTAAATTGTAGTATTTACGGAACAGTAACCTATCCTTCCGGTGCCACAGCCACACTAGGAACGCCAGCAACACCATTAAAAATCTGCAAACCTATTTTCACTACGTTCATGTTGACTGTCCCTGAAGTATTAGATGCAGTTTCGATTCCTGTAGGCGGACTTGTAAATCTTTTTGATTATATCGGTCGTAAAATTTCAGGTCAGATTCTTACATGGACAGCAGCTCCTATAATTCCTGGTATTGCAACATGTTCTATGATAACATCTCATTTCAAGGTTATCGCGGCAGACATGATGTTAGAACTTCAGCAGATTAATCTTGATCCAGAGGTTAATGAAAATCCGACAAAAGAAATATGGGATATAATCGAAAGAAGACTTGATAGTGCTATCAAGATGTGTTCAACTATTCCGACACCGTATATCGGAGCATTCGGACCCGGTGTATTTAACGGTATAGCAGAATTAAACTTGAATCCTGAAGGTATCTAATGCATAATTATGATAATTATAACTATTGGCAAGTAGATCCGTACGAATTACCTACACGTGGCTTGATGTACCCGAAAAATATCAAGATTAAGATTCGTGCCATGACGGTACTTGAAGTCAAGTTTCTTGCGACATTAGTTCCTCAGACCGCAACGACCGTATGTAACGAACTTCTTGAAAAGTGCACTATTCTTGAAAATTTAAAATTTGAAGACTTATATTTACCGGACCGTGCATTTTTGATTTTCTGGATTAGGTTGAATAGCTTTACTTCCAAGACAGGCTATACTATCAATATTCCAAAATGTACAGAATGTGGTCAGCCGATTGAAGAAAATATAACACTAGAATCTTTAAAGTTTAAACATCTCGAGAAACCGTTTATCGACCATGTTTATCTACCAGATACAAAGATAGAATTAAAAATAAGTATTCCGAAATATAAAGATTCTTATATAATTCCGCAGGATGAAATTGAAGAAGTCGCTATGTATATAGTCGATGATTCATTGTCATTTGAAGAAAAGGTAGAATTCGTTACTAATATATCTGCCTATGATTATATCACGATTAAATCCATCATTGATGAAAATTATTGCGGAATTAAGAGTGAATATATCATCGTCTGTGATAATTGCCATAAGGCACATTCCGTTACGTTGACTGTCAACGACAATAATCTCTTCACGTCAATCAATCTTATGGAAATTCTTGAAATGATTACGAGAATTGCCAAATATACGAATGTTCAGATTACAAATGACTGGACATGGGTTGAAGTAGAAGTCGAAAATGCTATTGTCGATAAGATGATGCAGGAAGAAAACGAACGTAACAAGTCTGAAATCAACAGAGCAAAGCAACAAGCACATAGTGTCAGTGTGCCTAATGTTCCTTCTGTTCCGCATTTCTAGTTTAAAGAAAAATTCAGAAAAAAATTTTGTAAATTTTATTTTACAATTATTTTCTATATTTAAAAACGATATTAAGTATATTTAAGGAATTTAACATGAAGCAGGATAAAAACGATGAAGGTTACATATCAAATAAGTACCTGAGAGAGTTAATAATCAAATTTAACCATATGAATATTAACGATACAGGCGAATGGTGTGATCCATACGAACGTAAGCTCGAAAATAAAAAACTCAAGAAGACTGTTACTGAAGACAAGTACATTCTCGCGAAGAGCTTTATTAAGCGTAAGCGTGAAGAAATTGAAGAACTTCAGAATAAGTATCGCAATCTCAGTGATGAAGAACGTCGCAAGTTCAATGCAGAATTCGACGCACTCAAGGCTGAAATATGTGACGCGTTCTTGAAGGTCATTAACGGACGTATTATTTCGTTTAAGCTTATTCAGACGCCGGCATATGAAGACGTTGAAGATATTCGTCAGGAATGTATGATGACTTTGTTCATGTACATTAACCGTTATGATGAAACTCGAAATTCAAGTGCCTTCGCATTCGTAACTCAGCTGATTACAAACGCGATTAACCTTTACCTTAATGAAATGAATGAACATAAGGATAAGGAAATCAGCGGCCTTGACTTCTATGAAAATCTTAATACAATCGACGACCCGTATGGCGGAGATAATTAATAAATGCTTAGTGCTGATTCATTGAATGAAAATGGCAAAGACCTTGCCATTATGTATACAAAAGACCGTAGTGGCTGTAGTCACTACAGGTTAAGATTTAATGCTGAATATATTAACGGTTATGAACATGGTGTAACTCCGATTATTCTTCCGAAAATTACATATGACCCGAACCTTTTAAGAGGCGCGAAGTCTATAGTTTTCCAGCGACCGGAAAATAAGCATGATTATGAGATTATTAAGCGTTACAAGGAATTACAGCCGAAGTATGGTTATAAGCTCTGCGCAGATTATGACGATTTGACTTTTATTACCGGTGACGCTGACGAAAATAATGACGCCGTTCCTCCGTATAATCCGGCACATGATTCTATTCATGAGAACATGCCTGAAATTCTTGAATATATGAAGAAATGTGTTGATATTCTCGATGTTATTTCAGTAACTACTACATATCTTAAGAGAATGTTCGAACGTGTATTCGGTGCCGGCAATGTTGTTATTATTAAGAACGTTGTTCCGCGTTATCTCTGGAATTTTCCTAGAAAGAAGCCACTCACACAGGACCTCGTAAAGCCGCGTGTGGTCTATTCTGGTTCTCCGACCCATTACCGCCAGCCAATTCCTAAAATGGCCCCAGGACAGAACCCAAACTTCCCTAAAGGCCATCCTGGCCAGCCAGGTGACAGAGGAGACTGGAATACTGGACTTTGTGACTGGGTAATCAAAAATGTCAAGGAAGATAAGATTGATTTCTATGTAATGGGTTCACTACCGTTCTTCTGGCAGGAAATCCAGCACAAGATTCAGTTCTTGCCTTGGACAGATTCTCATTCATTCCCTAGGAAATTTATGGAAATCAATGCGGACTTCAGTATTGCATCAATTGTCGATAATCCGTTCAATAGAGCTAAGTCTTCATTGAGATTTACAGAAGCTTGTGCATGCGGATGCGTATTCATGGGCAATATCTTTGAGAAGAATGATGAAAGTCCGTATCGAGAAATCCATAAAGACTGCAAGATTAAAGATACTTCAACAGTTGAGGAAATCGATAAGGTATTTTGGGCATTGACTAAGAAAGACAAATATAACGAAGTTCTGGAATGGCAATATGAATATGCGAATAATAACGCATTATGGCTAGAATCAGAACAACATCTTAATGAAATGCTAATGTATTTCGATACAAAAAATCCGGATATAATCTAAAGATTCAGAAAAACCTAAAATTATTTTTTAGGTTTTTTTGTTAAATAAAACTTTGCTATATTTGTAATATCGAAAATTTTAAAAAGGAAAAATCAAAATGAATAATGTATCATTTGAAAGTACACTTACCAATTTCAAGCTCATTCGTAAGGGTGAAGATATTTATTGGCAGATGCAGTTGAAGGTTGTCGAAGATAGCAGCGTGCGTATGATTCCGCAACAGTTCCGTAACGACATCGATTTTAACGGTGCAATTGACAATAACGCTACTCGCGATGCTTGGACTTCCATGACTATTCCGGTTGCTGATTACAATCTTACTTATCAGATGAATTTCAGTGAACTTGAACTTGAAGCAAAGCTTGTCAATATCGGTGTTTCTCGTAAGGAAGGTAATGATGGTATCTGGCGTACTGAATATGTTTTGTCATTCAACTGTGACCCGGATAAGGATATGATTAAATCCCTTGCACTCTATGTCAAGCGTAAGGAAACTGATCCTGAATCTGGTAAGAAGTTTGTCGCAACTTACCATACTGAACTCAGCGAACCGAAAATTGTTGTCTAATAAATAAGTATATGTTTGATTCTCAAAAGTTAAATTTCGAAAAGTTTTTATTAAGCTTCCGACATGGCATTTATGTATTCACAGATGATGCGTGTCATATTTGCCAAGACTATAAAGAATCAATATCATATATCAATAACGCCAATTTATATTTTGTCGAAGTTGTAACCGAACAGGAAAAAGATATTGTTAACGAAATGCTTGATCGTTCGGTTTTTCCGTTGACGGCTTGTTTTAAAGATAATAAGCTCGTATACGTCAAAGCAGGCCAGTTGTTTGATACTCAGTTGGAACAGATTATGTCTGACCTGAAAGAATTCGGTGACAAACCGTTGTCGGATGAGGAAATCACTAAGCGTATCGAAAAAGAAAAGACAAAATGTAAATTGGCTTATTATATGTTCACGAATACAGTGAAACCTGAAGTCAAGAAAGCAATTATTTCAAAGTCTATTGAATTTAACGAATTGCCGATTGACATCGATTCCATTGCGCCTGAACTTGACCTTGATAAACAAGAACATCTTTTTGAAGGGCAATTACCGTTTGCTAAACTGGTACTCTTTAAAGATGGTGTATCTAACATGTTCTCAAACTTGGCAAACCGTATAATGATTGCAGCAGCAGCTACCAAAGGTGAAAGTATGAGTTTTGATGTTAGAATGATAAATGACATTTTAGGAAATAGTAATGCTGGAAATAATACCGATAAGTAAACGTGAAGAAGATGTAGATGTAGATACCGACAAGAAATTTTATATCGATAATAGTATCGGTGATTCTATAGCTAAGAAATACAATTACGCAATCGAAAATATTGTTTTAAAATCGAATGAACAGAATATATGTTTCCGTCACAAGGATTCATATATTGCCGTTCCGTATGATATTGTTGAATATAAATTGACTAAACGTTTTGAAAACTATCGTATCGGTATTTGTGGATTGATTGGAACTAGTGCATTAGATAAGACTTGTACATGGTGGTCTGGTGTTAAAAGTGCTGGCGGTAGAAAAACTTATGGTGAAGGCGCAATAATTCAAGGCGATATTACAAATAATTGCGGCCTTGTTGAATATCCGATGGTTGAACATCCAGGTGTCTATGACCATCTTGCGACTGTAGACGGATGCTGTATGTTCTTCCCGCGTCGTGTATTTGAAGAAGGTTTACGTTTTGATGAAACACTTACGGATTATCATTTCTATGATACTGATATTTGTCTTCAATTACTTGAACGTGGCTATAAAGTTTCTACAATAGATCTGAAAGTAAAACATTATAGTGTCGGTAAACCGCCTGCAAATTTTGAAGATTTGAGAAAAGTATTTTTCGCTAAATGGGATAAGAAAGTCCATGGCGAATGGCCGATTTCAAGATTAAGTAAATTCTATAAGGATTAATATGAACAAAATTATTGAAGGATTTACAAATAATACTGATTATGAGCTTTTAGACTCTACAAAAAATTGCTATATTTTTAAGGTTAAAAGTATCAATATGAAAATGAAACTTGTTTTCGATGATACTAACCAGAATAAGATGAGTATAGAATTTGAGGAACTATAATGGCTAAGTCTAATCCGTTATTTGATACATTGAATTTTATTTGTACCAAACAATATAAATGGGAAGAACTTCCGGAAGAATGTAGAAAAGGTTATTCACAGTTCATGATTAACCGTTTTATTAGTTCTTATGAATATCTTATTCCACTTGCCAATGAGCTTTCTATCCAGAAACTGACAGATAAGCAACATTATACAATTCTTTATACTTGGGTTAAGAAGACCAAGCATTATTTCAACTATACTGCTTATAAAGTTGAAAAAGAAAATCCTGATTTGATGATTGCCATAAAGAAAGAATATAATATCGGAAATAAAGAAGCTAAACGATATAATAAATTATTGAATAACGAGCTTCGAGAAAAACTTCTTAAGAAATGGCATGATTATATAGTTTTTGTGAATAGCAAAAAATAATAAAAGAGCGGATTACCGCTCTTTTATTTTTCGTATATAGTGGAATTAACCTGCAAGGGAATTGTAGAAAACCATTATAGCCTGCGCCAACTGGAGAACACCATAGTCACGGGAAGTATAGTTCTTGATAAACTTATTGAAAGCTTTCGGAGAACATTTAGAACTATCCTGCGTAATAGATTCCGGACGGTCAATATTTCCATCCTTGGCTTCAACGGTTTTAATAATCTGTTCGCATGCACCACGAATAGTCTGTTCCCAGGACTGATTCTGGTCGATTGCGTCATTCATTCGTTTAGTCTGGTCAAGATTGTCATCGAACGCATCCTTAATAGTAGTAATAAGGGAAGCAACAATATCGACCTGTGGCTTAATCGCATCACGAATTTCAGTACGAATATCCTTAGCCGGAGCATCAGATGATGCATCCATATTATCAAGGTCGACATCTTCTACAACAATCTGAAAATCTTTTTCAGTGTTAGCTATGCTTTCGACCAGTTTTTCAAAATCTTCTTGAATCATTAGTTAACCTCTTATATATTTATATATTTCGTTTATCAGACTGTTTTTAGAGCGTGAATCGATATAAGATTCTTCTTTCTTTGGTGTTCCGGCTTCTACTTTTGTACCTTCTGGACCCTGTTGAGGATGCGCCGCAGTCTGATTACGGTGATCTTCCTGACCTTCTGGTGTATTCTTAAGTTTTTGCATTGCCTTACATACGCCAATCATACAACCAGCTAGAAGATAAATATCTCTATCGTCACCCTTAAGGTTCTTAGCCTTAGCGCCGTAAACAATGTAATCCATCATACGCTTACAGCTCGATTCCAATGCCTTATAGATTTTATTGTCCTTATTCTGAGGATCTCCAATAACATTCTTTAAGACAGACTTAGGAAGGTTAGAATCATTTTCTGCCCTGGTTCCGAGACGGCCTTCAGCAATCTTCGTTTCCATTGCATTAAATTCCTTACCCTTTGTAATGTCAAACTTTGCATCCTTGATGTCCTTAGGAACCAATACATTAAAGTCGAGCTTAGAAAGATTATCGTTATAAGTGTTGATAGCTGTTTCAACAGTATGACGCTTCTTCGTTCCGTCTACTTCCTGTTCAGTTTTCTGGTCATTGTCATCGTCATTTTCTGTAAGAAGCGGCGGCATAAACTTATTCATCACAATGAAATGTTCTTCCTTCTTCTTAGCAGCTTCAATTTTCTTCTTGGTCTGTTCGCCGATATACTTTGCAGTAGAAAGTGTAATCCAAAGCTTATTCAAAAATACCTGACCATTAGCTTCAGCCTGTTTCTGCTTCAACCATTCATTACCTTTTCTGGTATTCTTATCTTTGTCATTATAGATTCTGAAACACTTTTCCCAAATTTCTTTTTCGATAGCTTCAACTTCTTTAATCTTATTACCGTACTCAGTAACCCACTGGTCGTTTTCTGCTGTATTTACAAAACCGTTAAGTTCGCTCGTTGTTTTCATAGCCTTACTGCTAGAATCCAAAAGCTTACCAAGCTCGTTCATTTCCTGTTCAAGTTCTTCAATAGTAAAGACACCGTTTTCGTTACGTTTCTTCTTTTCTTCTTCGTCTTTCTTTTTTGCCTCTTCTTCATCACCAAATCCTTCAAGATTAAATGCATTAGCAAGAGTCTTGAATTTATTTTCATCGGCATCTTCACCAAAGGCATAATCGAAAGCAACAACACCGTCAGTAATCGGGTTTATTTCTGTATGGTTGATGAATTCGTTAAGAGAATTGACAATAGTCGAGAAGTTTTTAATAATATCTTTCTGGTTCTTTTCCTTAGCCATACGCTTCAGAGAAGAAATATCAAGTTTTGTATTATTGATATTAACACCGAACTGGCGATAAAGTTCTACAAGGTTATGACCAGCCTTGGTTTCAATCCAGTCAAGATTTCCTTCTTTACCTTCACTCTTAGGAGTGCTTGCAGGTTCTTCCTTTTTATCATTCTTCTTTTCTTCAGTAGAACCTTCTTCACCACCTTCAGGATCTTCATCTTCTTCAAATTCAACTTCTTCGTTAACAAACGGATTCTTAATATTCAGTTTAAAAGAATCTGTTATTTCTTCACTAGACTCTTCTTCAGAACCACCTTCATTAGAATCTTTCTTGTTATACATCTTAGCATACTGTTCCTTGGCTTCGTTTTCATCAAACATCTTAACAAGGAACGAATGAATATCAGCAATTTCACCAATATGTCCAGCTGCATTAGAATATTCATCAAGCAACATGTAATAGTTTTCAAGATTAACTTGAACCTGACTATTCTTTTTATTTTTCAGTTTTTCAAGTTCTTCTTTTGCATTTGCAATTTCTTCCTTGACACTAGCTTGTTTCTTATTCTCTTCTTCTTCGTTAATAAGCTGTTTGATAGTACGTGTATTAGGAATATTTACATAGGACTTAGTAGATTCAGAAGCATTCGGGTTTTCAGCAGTACGACCGGCTTCAAGTTTCTTAATCTGCTCTTCGAACTTCTTTATCTTGGTTTCAATTTCCTTATCTTTATCTTCTTTCCACTTGTTATATTCAGGTTCCTTCTTAGTGAATCGAGCGATAGAATCAGCAAGTTCATTCAAAGAATCCTGAATTAAAGAAGTATTATTCTTATTGATAGTAGATACGGTTTTAAACTTCCCGTTAATAGTACCAATTTTACCTTCGCCAAGTAATTTATAAATTTTCGTAATTCCGAAAACAACACCAGCCATGTCAGCGCCTAAGGCGTTGTTCTGCTTACCGTCCTTGGAATACTGGTCTGCAAGCTTACCGAAATCATCGCCTCGGGTAGTACCGAAAGAATGCATAATATTCTTATAGCCTTCAGCCATATCATCACAAAGCTTCTGATAAATCTTACCACCAGTTTCGATAGCGTCGAAAATTTTAAGAACAGTTTTACCAACACAGTTGAACATAGTCCATGGCTGGCCTTTAATATCCTTACAGAGCTGGTCCAGCATTTCATTATCGCGGATAAATCCATTAGGACCGCCAGTACCCCAAGCCTTACCGTGACGCTTTACTTTCTTATGGGTAATCGGATCTTCTAATTCCTGAATGTCTGTCTTTCTTTCAAGTTCTTGTTGTTCGTTAACGCCTTTTTCAAAAGACGATTCCAATTTTTTATAACAAATATTATACTGCCTTGGATATTTCTTAGCAACGTTAGATGCCTGAATCAAAGCTTTCTTCATGTCATCGTTAACAAAATCAGCAACTTTTTTAGGAAGGTCAATGAAATCCTTAACGTTTTCATCATCATCTGCTTCCATAAGCATCGGAAGCAAAGCGGTAAACGAATCATAGAAAGATTCTTCTGTAGCTTCAATATCACCGTTTTTAGCTACAACATAAATCGTAAACTTCGCAGCATCAATCTGCATCTTTTCTTTAAGACGTACAAACTGTGCCAAGAATGCATCGTTTTCACCCTGTGAATCCGTAGCTGCACCGAAGCACTTCTGCATGATGTCCTGGAAATTTTCCTTGTTAATCTTTGTATTAACATCGGTCAATTTACTTACACACTTACCAGCACGGAAAACCATAGCCTTACCGAATGTTTCATAACGGTCTGGTAAATTTTCAACATACTGTAATTTTTCAGATCTCGGCTTAATAGCAGGATTAGAGACTTTCGGAATAAAGAAGTCCAAAATGAACCCTTGTTGCGAAGCATCACCAAGAGTTTCAGTAGCCTTCTTTAAAATACTTTCCCAAGTAGTCGGCTTAGGCGTCTTAATAGCCTTAATAATTTTTGCGAAAACTTCAGACGGTTTCTTACCTTGGTCTTCGTTGAATCGAATAATAGTTTCGCCCTTTCTAACCTTATCCCCGTCTTTTTCTTCAACACGGTAAATAAAACTACCGCTTCTATCATCAGAAAGTTTCGGTCTATGAATACGCGACAAGAACTTCTTAAGCTTTTCGTCACTATCGTAGATTTCTTCTGCTTCTTTGACAGCAACGCTCGGCGCTACTTCAATTTCTACAATTTCAGGCTTTTTTGCTTCGTATAAAAAATCGCTAAGTCTCATCTTTATCCTATTTTTACTTACATTATTTATAATATTTTCGAATGATTAAATAAAAAGACCGGCAGAATTGCCGGTCTGAGGTTATTATGAAAATCAATTACTTGTTTTCGTCATCGTCATCGGTAATGCTTGCCATGATTTCATCGAAATTCACGTAATCATCATCGCCAACGTTCAAATCCTGTGTCGTGTCCTGATTATCGTCCATAACGCTGATTTCTTCACCGAATGTTTCACCATCTTCACCATCTTCTGGTTCGACATCAGTTTCATCTTCAGTATCGAAATCACCGTCAATAATCTGGTCGTCAATATCGTTGGTTTCGGCACTATCGTCAACAATGTTCAGACGTGCACCGCAATGAGGACAAATCGGATTAGAGAGGTCAAGGTCATAGTATTCGTCTTCAGCAGCCGGATCCGCTTGCTTTTGACCGAGCAAATCATCAAGCTTAGTTTCGATAGTATCGAGACGGCCTTCAATGCTCGTATCGTCGGCAAGTTCGCCAGCGTCAACTAAAGAATCATCGACTTCACCATCGGTATCTTCTTCCTCTTCAGGTTCTTCCGCAGTAGTTTCTTCAGTTTCAGTAGATTCCGTATCTTCATCAGAATCTTCAGTTTCTGTTTCTGTTTCTGGTACCGCTGTATCTAAGGTCTCTTCATCCTCTTCGTTTTCGAGCAACCAGCTAGCAGCATCAAATGTATTATAATTACGTTTCATGGGTAAATTCCTTTTTATTATCTTATGTATTTATAATTATTCTACGTTTTTCCCATATAGCCATAGGCTTTCAATGTTTGGAAAAGTTCATTTTCAATATAAAACGGTGATACTTCTATACCCTGATGCTTGACAATATTAGAAATCATATTTGCCTTCATCTTGATAATTTTCTTTAATTCTTTATTGACATAAATGAATCGCTCGCCGTAATCATTTACAATATTTCCAGCATCATCAACTTCTGGTTCATTGGATTCAAGCTCATCTTCGTAAATATTTCGTGCTTCTGTTTCTATGATTTCCAACAGATAGTCTGCAAGCTTATTCTCGTTTATAGACCTAGATTCTTTTATGGTATAAAGGTCGTCTCCGTCGAATTCATTTTTACTAGAATCGACTAAACGAACAGGTTTACCACAGCATGGACAAACCATACTGTCTATTTTTATGGATTTATCAGCACTGTTGCCGTGGTCAGCAATATCTGAATATCCGCCAAAATTATTTACGCCGTAATAATTGATTTCCATACATTATTTATAAATAATTTATGAAATCTATTTGGAATAATACATTCTATACAGCCCAACCAGCACTTTCTTGGGTCTATAGGCTTGATATGACAAATTATATTAAGTCTCTTTCATCTAATGAAGACCTTCTGAAAGAACAAGACGCAGATTTACTCAGTGAGGCCATTATAAGTGTAAGTCTAGGAAAACGTGAGAGTGAATTTGCTCCGGTTTATTATGGCGGTGTCGAAAGCAAAGTCTTTACTCGTGCTAAAACATCTGATTCTTTTACAATAAGATTTAGCGAAAATAAGTATTTTGATGTAACTAATATATTTGAAAAACTTTATAATTTCGAAAATATGAACCAGAATTATCCGTTCAGTTCCAATACTGAAGGTAACGGAAATAACGTAAAGTATAACGACAATATTACAGAAGAACAACAATATACGAACTTTAATTCTAGGATTATAAAAATACAAATATTTGACCCTAATCTCTTACCGGATGACAGTAAATGGGATCCTGAAGGAAGTCCACGTTCACCGGTTGCAGAAATGGAATTCTATGGTTGTAAAATTGCAAGTCTAAGCGATATTGAATTCAGTTATGAAAGTACCGAAGCAATTAATCGTGACGTTACATTCTTCTATAATTACATGCTCTTCAACAGGAAAAAGAAAGGCTAATCTATGAAATCAATATTTACAAATACAAATATATTCAACCTTTCTGACCCACAAGGTGCATGGCTCTTTGAAGTAAATTTCTTCAATGATTCTGATAACTGTGCAGCCACAACATTGCAGGAAATTGTAGAAAAGTATCTTGTTCCTACTTCTGTTACTTTACCAAGTTATCATACTGAAATAGTTACCAAGAAATGGTTCGGTTCGGAAAAATCATTCCCAGTGATTAGAACTTACGGTGGTGACTGTACGATGAATTTTGATGTCAGAAGTAATGTTGAAGATAACGATATGCTTTATTTACTCACTCAGGTAAATGCACTTAATCGTAATGAATCTGCTCAGCATAAGAATGCTTCTGAACAAGCTAAACGGGCAGATGAAACTCGTAACAGTAGTACAATGGCCAGAAACTATATCATGTATCACCCAGAACTTGAAAATATACATGACAAAAGCGATGCTGACCTTGAAGCTTTAAAATTCCATAAAATTCATGTTCGCCTTAAAAATAAAACTGTAGCTGCAGAAGATGAATCTCCGGGATTAAGTACGATTTTTGAATATAATAACTGTATAATTACAGAATTTGGATTTAATGAAGATTTGGATTATAGTAGTGAATCTAAGCTTACATGTAAAATGACTTTCCATTACGACTTATGGCACAAGCTCATATATCCATATGAAAAGCCTAAGAAATAATAAAAAATCCTGCATTTTGCAGGATTTTTATTTTAATTACCAAATGTCCAAGTTGTTTCTGCATCACCTCTAGCAGTATAATTCAAGTAATCAAATTGATTATCTCCAATAATTTTAGTAAACGAACCGCTATTTACAGTAACTGGTGTTTGACCACTTCTATCAGTATAAGTGGTGTTTGAAGTTTTCATATAATAAGTATATTTAACACTTGCACCACCCGTACCAATATTAACATTGGTATAAATTATTGCTGAAACATTATAATCTTTTGGATAAGTAATAGTATCGCCAACGACAGAATAGAACCCAATATTCATAAAATTATCTACATTATCGAGCGTTATAAATGACCATTGCAATTCTGTTTCACTATCTTTCTTTTTACATTGCAAACCATTATACTTATATCGTCCGCCAATTTTTAAATATTCAGATGTTGTTTCACTATTTTGACCACCGGTTGTACATTGATGAATCTTCAAATAGTATGTTCTATATTTATCAGAATATCCCATAGTACCATGACTATCTTCTTCAACTACAATAATATCATATCTATTATCCGGGGTAAATTTTATTGTATTACCATCAACACCAAGTCTACCGCAAGTAAGATTATTAGTAGAATCGATAGTTAAAGTATCATTTTCTGTACTTTTTGATAATGCAATACAGAAACCGGCTTTTAAGTCCAAAGGTGTTACTGCCATTTTAAAATTCTCCTAAATAAAAATGCAAAGGTTTTGGCCTTTGCATTGCTAAAACCTGTATTATTTATAATATTAGATGTCATTAAAGTCTTTTGAGCCTGTCCTGACTTCTAAAATATCGACTAGCGTACCCAGTGTCTTTCCGTTAATTTCAGTAACAAGTTCGATTTCATCTGCAGTAGCTATATCATTTTCGAGTAGGCGATTATAAGCTTCTTCGTAATCCATAATTTTTCCTCCCTGTAGGATTTATATGCTTTATATATGAGGAAAATTATGAAAAAATTGTAAAATAAATGCAGGTCAAAAGACCTGCATTTATCTATCCACGTTTGGATTTTAGGACATCCAGAATTCACCCTGGGTGCTTTCAAGACGAATCTGCTCAATACATGCATCATATTCTTCTTTATAGCTAGAATAAAGGCTATCTGCATTCAACTGACCACCACCGGCAATCGTAATTGAATACTTTCTGAGGAAATTACACCATCTCATACCAGCCATAGCCACGACGAGCTTTCTAAACATGATATCGTTAAAGATTTTTACGGAACGTTGACGCTTATAGACTTCCATAATTCCTCTAACTGGGTGTCGAGGAGAAGGCCATATCGACAATTCCTTTTCTTTTTCGTTATAACGTACCTGATAAGACTCACCGAAATCGATTTTAGCCTGTTCAAGCCACATCAAAGCAGCATTCCAGGAACCAAGAACATCACCGAAACCAGAACTGTTACCGTAACAAGCACCACGATAGATTGTCGAACTGTTCATACTCATAACGGAATCATAAAGGGCATTATGCGGCAATGTGAACAATTCGTTAATGTCACCAATCCATGAAGCAGTCTGGAAATCTACAACGCTTTCTAGTTCTTGACAAATCTTATAATGTGTCTGGCCTGGAACAAGTTCCATAACCAGATAGTCACGATAGTTACCCATACCGTAATAATAACGCTGGACATAACGAACTGCGTCACCGATAATATAATTTAACTGTTCATCGCTAATTTCGATACAGATAACCGGAGAACCAAGCATCATCTTGATGTAGTTTCTCATCTGAGCCATATTCTGAATTTCTGTAGACATCCTAACAGGGTCACAGTTCGGCGACGGAGGAGGAGGTTCTACAGGACGAGGCCTCGGCGGACCAGGTGGGAATGGGCTAGGACCAGGAGGCATAGGAGGTCTTGGCCCAGGTCCCGGAGGAATAGGACCAGGTGGAAACGGTTCAGGTCCAGGTCCAGGAGGCACAGGCGGCTTCGGACCAGGAGGAATAGGTTTCAAACGGCCTCTATCAGAAGGAGGAGGCGGAGGCGGAGGAACAGGATGCGGAGGGAATCCGACCGGATCTCTACCTGGAAGTAAATTTTCTTCTATAATTTCGTTATCGAATGCCATAGATTATTTATAGTTTTTACTAAATTCCGAGAATTTGCTCTAATCTTCTGTAATCTTTAGCTAATACAATTTCTTCAAGTCGTGTTACAGTTCCGATATATTTAATATAGCTAGGTGGAACATTCTGTGTAACATAACGTGCTGGATTTTCTGGACCATATTCTTGGTCATAATGTGTTTTAAGACCTTCCGGCAATCTTACTAAATAAACATACATACCGTAACCAGAAGCATTAAGACCTCGTAATAATGACCTAAATGTTGCAATAACTCTATCCTCGAAATTTTTAGCAGATTTCGTAAGATTTCCGGAAATATCTTCAAGCTTCCATAAGTATACACGCTTATTCGGATATAGAATTCCACGTTTCATTGTCCCGGAAATATCAATTTCAGGGTCTAATGAATCTTTAGCAATTAATCCATTGGATTTAATTTTAGATGGTCCTGCATTAGAAATGTGCAGATATAGATTGCTAAAATGTGCACCAGCAACATCATAGAATCCTTCATCATATCCATTAAGTTTCAAAAGGCTAACCTTATTTCCGCGAATGAATGATATATACCAGCCATACTTTTGAATCATCTTATCGAAGCCTGTCATCTTCATTCCATGATTTTCTAATTCTTCCAGAAGTGAATCACGGTCAATATAAAAGCTTGCAACGCCGTAACTATGTTCCGGTTCCGATAAATAATTGATTAAGAACTCATCGTTATTATATAATACATCTCTGAGTTTATAGGCAGGAATACACTGTTCTAGGAATTCATTCAATCTCATGCATTATTTATAAGAAAACCAGAAAAAGTCCATATTGCAAACTTTACGATTTACATAAAAATTACTATATTGTAGTACATGGTTGCGATAATGCACCCATAAAGAGGTTAATTATGAATACATTTATGAATGCGGGTACTTACGTTATGAACTGTAAGACCGGAAAGGCATATATGATTGCCACAGACACTATCCAGACTCGAAATCGTCGCCAGCTTACTGGTATGGAAATTCGTCGTCCGGAAGTTATCCAGATTTGTGTTTCCCATCTTCGTCGTCTCTCACGTGAAGAAGCTCATCTCTGCATCGAAGCAGAACGTATTTGCCGTGGTAAGCACAAGCGTTCCGTTAAGGATCGTGCAGTAATTCGTGCATGGCGTGAACTCCGTGCAAAGATGGCTGCTTAATTAGTAAGAACCGACTATGGACTGTTATTTCATCAATAATCTAAACTTGCCCTATACAAACAGAGTTCGTAAAGGTGATCTTTACGATAAGTTTATTGATGAATATTTCGTCCCTGCAGATTTTGTCTGCATTGCCGGTGGTATATCGGAATTCGACGAGATTGAGTCCTCGTTTTTAATACGCCTCGCTCAAAGATACAGGGGCGTATTTTATGTTTATGGTGGTAGTGATATGAATTCCGATATACCGCTTGCTAATAAATTTGAAAATGTTAAGAATAGACTTCGTTGCCCACAGAAAACCAAATGTAATCCAGTTAGACTCGACGGTACTTGTACAGAACGTTTTGGAGTCAATATCGGCGGTGCTATGGGCTTTTCAATGCAAGAAAAAATTTCCTCCTGGAAGTGGTGGACGGACGATAAAATAAGTATATTTAGCGATGAAGTTTCACGGGTAGAAAACGTTATAAATACTACACCTACTCCTAATATTATTATTACATACTATCATCCTGACGAAATGAATATTGATTATTCTGATATAAATATTTGGCATTATGGCAACAGCTCGGAAAAGAGCATTATAGAAAAAGACGGAAAAATTTTATTGACCAACGATTGCCATGCAAATTTTGCTAAATTTAACAAAGAAGATTTCCTATTAAAAGTATAGAGGTAACTAATGAAAGTTGTCGACTTTAATATTTTAGTCGAAGAAAATACGTCAATTAACAAGCTTGTTAGTGGTGGACTTGTTTTGCCGAATATCGGTACTTTGCCGATGGCTTATGGTCGTGTGGTCGGTATCGGTACTGGTCGTGTAAATAAGAAATTTAATCAGCATGTTTCTGTAAATCTTAATGTCGGTGACCTTATTGTTTATAATCCCGGTGTAGCTAAGCCTATTAAGCTTAAGAATGCCAAGGCTCCGGTTTTTAAGATGAAGCAGAATGAAGCTATTATGGTTCTCGACGAAGATGGTGAGAACAATGTTGTCGGTGTAAAGAAAGTTCTTCAGAATTATATGCTCATCAAGCGTACAACCGATGATAAGGTTTCGCTTGGTGGTCTTGTTATTCCTGAAATCAAGCGTTCTATCGATAATATTTCCGGTACTGTCTTTATGCAGGGTCCAGGTACTTATAATCCTGAAACGAATACTGTTGTTCCGTGTCATTGCAACATTGGTGAAAAGGTTTCGTTTGCTGAAATGAGTTCCATTCAGATTACGCTTCCGATTAAGGGCGCTGATGGTAAGGTAACAAAGGAAAAATTCTACGAAGTTCCGGATTCTCTGGTAGACTTCGTATTTGATACAGACGAGAAAGGAAATATGAAATCTATTATCAAGATTAAGGATAAGCACGTACTCGTTACGCGTGATTCTAGTGAAAAGAAGACCTCTGCTGGCATTTATGTGCCGGAACTCGATACTGAAGGTCATTTGGTCGAAGCTGAAATTATTTTTGTCGGTGACGGTGTTGAACATTCCAAGGTTGGTGACCGTATTGTCTACATCGACGCTAAGGAAAACAATAAGGAATATAAGATTCCTGTTAAGACTGCTTCTGGTCTCTCTAGCAACAAGAAGTGCTATATGATTCCTGAAACAGATATTGAGGCATATCTGGAAGATGACGAAGCTCTCTAATTTAAAGAAGAATTTAGTGGACGGCCTAAAGTCGTCCAAACCAGTTTTGGCGATTTCTATAACGGGCGCGATTGTATATTCATTCGTTCTTGGCATTACTGGCCTATATGGCGATACAGTACAGAACGCCCTTATATATTTCGTCAAAAATATCTTGCCTTATCTGGGCATCGCTTTCGGTTATTTTCTTGTAATCTTTATCCCTATCAGGGTAATGCAGGCCAAGGAACGTAATCGACAAGACCTAACTAATTATTTAAATGAACAGAAACTTCAAGAACATACTGATAACGAAAAAGAGCTACAGAAAAAAATTCTTGAAGCATTAACTAAAGAGGAAACCATATGATTAATGGTCAGACACTTGAAGAAGAAATTAATAAACCGAAGCATTACCGTTCTCATGAATCTGGAATTGAAGCAATCGAGGTCACTCGTTGGCTGAATTTTGATTTGGGTAATTGTTGGAAATATTGCATGCGTTATCGTGACAAGGGCACTCCTAAGAAGGATTTAGGAAAGGCTGTTTGGTATCTCAATGACTACAAGGAACATTTTATTGACTATAAGAATGACTCTACATTCATTCATAAGATTCCGGAAGAGGTCATTACTAAGATGATTGCCATTTCTGACGCAGAACCGCGTGAGGAAATCAAGCATGTATTCGAGCTTCTGATCATGATTACGACTCAGAACTGTGTTCTGGATCCTAAGCTTTATGACAGGACTGGGTACGAATTAGAACAGTTTGCAAATAGTCTGTAGTTGGTGGTTATCATGGAAATTACAAAGGTAAAAGTTTACCCGTATAAGAAAAAGTTCCATGATGTGGTTGGAGTCGGGCAAGTTACATTTGATAACTGCCTGCTCCTTACCGGCCTTGAACTTATTATCAAGGACAATTACAGATATGTGCGTTATCCACGAAATATGAATAACAAGCATAAGCTTTGTTTTTGTCAGCCGTTGAATAATACATTGAAGCAGACAATCTGTAATGAGCTCTTTGCTGCTTATGACGATATTAAGAACGGTAATTTTTATGATTCCGCAATTAAGGAAGTTTACGACGACTGGCAGCATAAAGTAGCAACTGAAATACTACATCAAGCTAACAGTGTTGAAACTTGTGCTGTTGCCGTAGGCGATAGCGTCGGACCTGAAACGGATAATACTGAATCATTAGTCGTTGAAGGAGAAACCGATGGCGAAAAAGCACAAACCGTTTAATATCCCGCCTCTCTTTAAGAGAGATAAGGATTTGCTTTCTATTGCGAACAATCCGAAAAAGTTCGCAGCACTGAAAGAAGTTATCGACAGTGCAGCTAAAGTTTCGGAAAAACTGGAAACCTGTAAGACTCTGCAAGAATGGTTTGCTATAGCGGAAACCAAATTGCCGGATTTTGCTAATAAAACTGAATTCACTCAAAAACTGGAAAAATTAGTGTATGAATATTCAAATGAATCAGAAGGAAGTGACCCCGCTTAATGCAGTAAAAACCGTTTATGCATCTGTAATCGAAGATGTCTTTGAACATTTTGACGACTATGCCAAAGTTTTCATTAAGAATTACGACGATTACAATGAAGAAGAAAAGAAAGCAATTTGTCTCAAGAACATGGACTTGAACAAGAAAATTAATACTTTTTTAGGGAAGAATAATCTTGTATGAATTTCGAAATAGGTCATTTGTATAAGGATTCCCAAGGTAACAAGTATATCTTGTTATCCAGAGAAAGGGATGTTGGAGTTTTTAATTTCAATAAAACTACTAAACGATACCGTATAATCAAGTATTGTGGTGTCGAAGCAGCGATTTCTTTCGGTAAGGTTTTATTCAAAAGTGCGAATATTACTCCGCAAGACGATCCAGAAATTGATAAACCGAAACAACCAGCAGTTTATAAGTTGAACAATAATAATGAAAGGTATTTAGATGTCCTTAAAAGCCACATTAACTAAGCGCAAGTACAAGAAAGTTCATAACGATGAAGATCAGGAGCCAATGGAAAATCCGGAAATGCCTGGTATGCCTGAAAATCCGGAAAATCCGAATGAAGGTGAAGGTCAGCCGATAAATCTCGCTGAACTCGGTAATTATTTTGACATGGCTCGTAACAATTACTTTGAAGCTAACCGTGTTATCTTTATGACAGGTCCAGTTACTTGGGAATTGGGTATTCATATTATTCAGAAGTTGTGTTTCTATGACGACGGTACAAAGCGTCCGATTACGATTTATATCTCGTCTCCTGGTGGCGAATGTGACGTTGGATTTGCAATTATTGACTGTATCAACAAGCTGAAGTCTAAGCATATCGAAGTTAATACTATTTGTATTGGTCCGTGCAGTTCTATGGCTTCTGTTATTCTCGCATCCGGTACAATTGGACACCGCTATGCCTTCCCGAGCTCTCGTATTATGATTCATCAGGCTGGCATTACTGAAGTCGGTGGCAAGCTTGACGATATAAATATTATCCAGCACGAATTGCAGGTATGGACTGATACGATGAATAAGATTTTTAAGAAGCAGACTGGCAAGAGCCTCGATGAACTTAGAAAGCTTACATCGTATGACAACTATATGTCTGCAAGCGAAGCAAAGAAGCTTGGAATAATTGATAAAATTTCAGCAAAGATGATTTAATGGAAGAGATATACAAAAATATTGTTGAAGCTGAAGAAAACCTAGAAGAAGTGTTTGATGGTATCGGGAATAGAACATTACAGGATTATTATGCCTTGTTCATTTCCGAGATGGCTTACTGTGGCTACATTTCCATCAAGCCTTCTTTCGCGGCTAAGATTTATGTAAATATTCTTAATACTACTGTAACTAATGTCGATGAATATCTTACGAAAATCTATGATTTTCTTTTCGATAAGATGATTAAGGCATTTGAAAGGGAAGAACTGAATGAAACCGGAAACACCTGAGTTAAATAATATTTTGAAATATTTGCATGATTTGGCTATGCATGATAAGCCGAATCCTCTTCAGTCTATAGTTGATTTTGTGACATCTGAGAAAGCCCAGCAGGTATTCGATAAGGTTCTCGAGTCAATTGCCGCTGATGACTGCCCAGATTATTATACATACTTTATCACAGACGAAGGTATCGATAATCTTGTAAAATTGAAAGATACGGACAATGAAATGTATTATAAGGTCATAATATATGGAACTGCCCTTATCAACACTTTGACAAGAATTCTCGAAATGCCGTTCGTCGTGGTAATGACACCTGATGATTTGTCTAAAACGTATTATATAAAGCTTACTACCAAAACTGAGGAATAATCTTTATAAATATAAAACGGTATAAATATGAGTGATTTTTTAGACTTTTATAAACGAGAAGAACAAAAACGTTCGATGACTGAAGAACAACAGCTTGAGCTGCACAAAAAACAAAAAGCACTCCAGGCAAAACGTTTCGAAGCAGACGACGATGATTTCTATAATGAAACCATCGAAGAATCTGAAGAAACAGAGGATGATTTCGATAACGAATTTGATGATGATTATGATACCCGAATCAATGAGGGTGCTCGTATTCCTTATCGTCCGAATCGCCCGCGTACTATACCGCAACGTAGACCTGAGCCAATTCCGGAACCTGAACCTGAACCAGCTCCAATGCCTACGCCAAGGCCTCGCCCGCGTCCTCGTCCTATACCGCAACCGGCTTCAATTCCGGAAGAACCGGATGAAGATTTGTATATGCCGCCTGTTAATAAACGTCGTGAACCGCGGATTACAGAATCAGCTAACAATCCAGCTTTGTCAAAAGCATACGTAATGATGAATGAAATGCAGAAGAAAATCGAAACTGCATTTTATCGTTATGGTATGTCTGGTCTTGAAAAGATTAACAAGCATCTTGACAAGATTTTCGAAGCCATTGTTAACCCGAAGCCGAAAGAAATAGTTAAGTATGTGGAAAAGCCGGTAGAAAGAATAGTTGAAAAGCCAGTATATAATCCTGTTCCTCCGACTAATGAATCATACGAAACCGCTGATAATGGAGAACTTGATAATAATAATGAGCAGGCACTTGAGCCTGAGTCTATCGAAATGCCGGATGATGAACAGGCTGCAACTTTAAATCAACAGTTCATCAAGATGAACGAAATGGCGGATTCTAGTCTTTTGAGCAATGCTCTTCTTTACCAAAATGAAAAGCAGGCTCAGACCGCCAATAGCAAACTTGCACAGATAGAAGCTAATGCACAACTGTTACGAGAAAAACTGGATGCTGCTACAAGTAAGAAAGTCAAACAGCTTGAACCGCAGACAGAACAGCTCGTAGAAAACGACAGCATAACTCCTAGTGAAGACTTAGAAATTGTCGATGATCCTGTAGTCGACGCCCCGGTTGAGATTGTCAAGGCACCGGAAAAATCTACGAAAACTACTAAGAAACGAACAAAGAAAAAATAAATAATGAAGAAGAAAGTTAATAAAGGTCTTAAAAAGCCCAAAGACGGAATCTTCGTAGATGGCACAGTTCTTGAAGCGCGAGCCAACGCGATGTTTGACGTGAAACTTGACAACGATTTTGTCGTACTATGTACAATATGCGGTAAAATCAGGATAAATCGTATTAAGATACTCCCTGACGATAGGGTTCAGGTGAAATTATCAGAGTATGACTTGTCCAAAGGTATAATAGAGTATAGATATGATTCCAGAGTACAAACACGATAAAGATAGACCAATTGACCTTGAAGCAGCTCTCGAGGGAATGCCCGAGATTGCTCAGCAAATTGCTCAACAGGATGCATGGTCCCAATACGAACAGGCACCTGATTTGTCGGATATTCCGGAAGAATATCAAAAGTTCATTCCTGAAAACATCAGGAAGCAACAAGAAGATACTCGAATCTATAATATATGGTTAACAAAAAAATAAATGGAGAAAAACTATGACCAGTAATGCAAATAACTTTAATGATGCTATTGACTCGGAAGATGTCCTTGTTAATTCTATCCGTGCTATCAAGCAGTTTATTCCGGCTCGTCTTGACGAAGTTAAGAAGACCCCTGTTCCTGAAGCAAAGGTTGAATTCAAGAACGGCTATATGCAGGCTATGTCTGATATTGCCGCATTCATTAAAGCTCTTCACATCTAATTGAGGAAATCTCAATAAAAAATAGCACGGTCTCATGGGCCGTGTTATTTTTCTATATTTTATGTAAAATATATAGGTATATATGGCAAAGATTGGTTTTAAGAATTGTTATTACGATAGGATAAAGAACAAGATATTGCTAAAGGAACAAGGCTCCAATACATGGGACACATATGATTATAAGCCTTGGTGTTATGTCTCGGATCCTACTGGTAAATCAAATATTACTGACATTTATAAGAATCCTGTTAAAAAGTTTCCTTATACCAGAAAAGAACAGATTGAACCTCATAAGATGAGTGCAAACTGTATCATTGCAGAATCTGACCTTCGTCCAGAAGTCAAGTTCATGCATGAACGATACGATTTTGCAAACCTTGAAGTCGATATTAACGACTGGAATATTTGCTTATTCGATATTGAAGTTGCTGGTTCTTCTAAGTATTATGACGACCAGCCGATTGAAATACGTAATCTCGACAAACAGATTTTTAAGACAGTCGAGCTTTACGATTTTGATATGAAATATCCAAAAGATGAATTTGAAGTTTTCGATATAGAAAATAATATCTGGACTAAATTTAATAATTCTTGTTTTGCGTCATATGAGTTCCCTGCACCTGAAAAAGCTGACTGGCCTATAAATCTTATTACTTGCTACTCAACTCGTGAAAAGAAGCGCTTTACGTTCGGTTTAAAGCCATATACTGGTGACAAGGATAAGCTTGAAGATACTACTTATGTTTATTGTAGAAGTGAACAAGACCTGATTAAGAAATGGGTTTCTTGGTTTAGGAATATGGATTTCGATATTATTTCGGGATGGAACTCTGTCTCGTACGATATTCCGTATATCATTAACCGTTGCGAAAAGCTTCGTGCAATTACACAGAAGACAATCTATTGGGAAAGAGCCTTATCTCCTCTCGGTATGGATCCTGTCAAGCATGAAATCCGCGATAGAAAACTTGAAGGTGTCGACCTTGGTGCTACATTTGAAATTCCTGGCCTGTATTCTATAGACTTCATGGAATTGTATAAGACTTTTGGTAAACATGACCCTCTACCTTCTTACTCTTTGAACTTTGTTGCTAACCTTGTTCTCGGTGACCAGAAATTAAAATATGACGGTTCTATTAACGAAGCGTACAAGAATGACTGGAACAATTTCGTATGCTATAACATCAAGGACGTTACCCTTCTTGAAAGATTCTTCTATAAGCTCAAGCTTTTTGAACTTATTATCGAATATGCTTACGATTGCATTGTTACGCTTGACAAG